TTTCGCCTTCTGAGAAGGAGGCATATGAAAACTCATCCCTATGTCGGCTCTTAATGATTTCATTGAATTCCTCATCTAGTTCAAATGCTACAAAGAAATCTAGTGCGGCAAGATACTTATTAATTAGTTTGTTCATAATCGGAACATACTGTCGAATGATTTTGGTTTTGATACCACCATCCTTTAGCATATCAGATGCTACACCAAACAACTCTCTGTCATTAATCAGTTCTTCTTTCTTCTCAGAGAATGTTTCGTTTTCTCGCTGTAGTGTTTCAAGAGTATCTTTTGCCTCAGTGTCGTCAGCATTTGCGCTTTGTATTCGCTGAATTTCTCCTTGGTTCTTGGAAACGGACTTCTCCAAGGATTTAATTGTTGATTGATTTGTTGAAACATTAGACTGCAAAACACTGACCTCTTGCTGAGTAGTTTGTATCTTAGTAAGTCTTTGCTGTAGCGTTTTGTATTCTTCTTCCAGTTCTTGTATACCACCTTTGACTTTTTCGATAATCTGATTTGTGTCACCAATAACTTTGCTCTTAATTGAATCTTCAATCTCCTGTGAACAGGTAGGGCATTCATCATTTCTGTCAAAGAAGTCAATTCTTTTGTGCGCTTTGTCATGTTTGCTCCTTAACTTATTAATCAAGTCAAAAACCTTACCACTTTTCAGTGTGACAGAATCAGAGTCCTTCACTTTCTCAAGTAGAAGTTCTGTCTTTGTAATCATACAAGCATTGTTTGATGTAAGAGATTGGATCTCTTTCTCTGATTCATCAATCATGTTCTGAAAGGTAGCAATAGTGTCATCACTTTGTTCTTTCAGTTTACGGATATAATCTATATGCGTGTCAATCTTACTTTCAACCAATTGCATCTGATATTCAGTTTCACGAATGTCTTCTTTATTCTCTGCGATACGATCCTTGAGAAGTTTACCCATAGAGGAGAAAATGCTGATATCTAGAAGGTCTTCGATAACATCTCTACGATTAGCGGCAGTCAACTGCATGAATGGCACAAACGTAGACGCACCCAATACCACAATCTGTGTAAAAGATTTGTAGTTTAGTTTAAGAATGGTCTCTTCAAGTTGCTTCTGATAATCTCTTGCTGATCCTGGTTGATTAAGTAGATTGCCATTCTGAACAATCTCAAATACACTAGGTTTGATGCCTCGTCTTACAAGATATTCTTGCTTGCCAATACTAAACTCAATTTCACAAAGCAAATCACGCTGATTGATAGTATTCATCAATTGTGGCTTAGAGATTTTACGAAATGGTTTGTTAAATAAAACAAAACACAATGCATCCAGAATCGTTGACTTACCAGCACCATTCTCGCCCACAATGAGCGTATTTGGTGATCTGTTAAGTTGTATTTCTGTATTTACATTGCCAGTCGATAGAAAATTCTTGTATCTAATCGTCTTGAAATATATCATGCTGTACTTCGCCAGTCCTTACATCGTGTCTTACAATAGTGTCATGCTTGTGTCCGCAATGAGGACAAAACATTTTCTTGGGCTTGTAGTTCTCATGGCTTGCTACACTCCACCAACCTTTACACTGATCGCAGGTGAAATGATGCAAGTACTCAATCGTGCTTTTCATCATATTACACTTCCATATATAGTGCCTCATTATAGAGGGTTCGCATCAAATTGTCAAGTCTTTTCTTTGGCACATTTGTTTCCATGTTGTCGATATACTTAGATAGAATAGTGACAGTATCTTCTGCTTCGTTGACAATATCTTCATCATCTTCAAGATTCAAATTAAGATGGTCATCAACAATCTGGATGTTGACCGGATTTGCTTGATACAATTTATCCATAAACTGATCAAACCAATATGGGTTTTCTTTGTTCTGAGTTACGACTTTGACGTATGTGCCCTCAAAGCCCGAGAAGTCCTTGTCTAGAATATCTTTGGCTTCTTTACCAGCGTCATCATAGAATACTTTATTGAACATGCGATATGGATTACGAATCTTCGTCAGTTCTCTCGTATCTGTATCAAAGATATGAAAACCTTTTGGATCTTGATAATCACTCCATGTCAATTCATATGGAGTGCCAAGATATGTGATGTTATCTGTTACTGATCCTGTGTGAAAGTGACCAGATGCTACCAGATCAAATTTTGAAAATTGATCTTTGGACATGCCATGCTCGTTATGTTGGCCACGCATCATTAGACAGCCAGCAATCTCTAGATGGCCAAATAGCACCTGTGCTGGTGTCTTGTCCATATGATTAATCGCTTGAGCATAATTAGCGTTATTGATCCACGGCATTAAACAGATATCAGTACCATCAAACTGAACCGTCTCCGGCTCCCAGTATGATTTTACTTTATGCTCTGAGAATATCTCACGCATTGAATTAATTTCGTTTGTGTTCTTGTATGGTACATCGTGATTGCCGATGATTACATGAAGATCATATCCCTTCTCAATGATAGGATTTATAAAAGTATCCTTGAGATGGCGTAGAGTAACATAGTTGATATACTTGCGCCTATCAACGATATCTCCGAGATGTATGATCGTGTCAATCCCGTTTTCTTCCAGATAGGGAAAGAAAATATTATTGTAAAACTTACCCATGTAGTTAAGAAAATGATGAGCATCGTTTCTAACTCCCCAATGCGTGTCAGTAACCAGTGCTATCTTCATTGTTATCCTCATTAATAAACTTATCAAGTGTAGGGCGGGTTGTCTTCTTCTTGCGGCGTTTATTTGCCTCAAAGTTCTCAATAAAATCGCTCATATATTCTTGCGACCATTCATTATGCTTTATACCGTCATCATAATGTGACATGATATCATTTTCTTGGACATCAGAAGTTTCACCAAAAATATTAGCATTTTCAGTTGCTTTATATTTTGTATAGAGATATCGCTTTTCTTTTTGAATACGTCTAAGAAATGCGTAGTAAATAATCTGCGTAAAATATGCAAACGGATTTTTAGATTTTTCTGGATTAAAGTTGTCGATATATTGCAGACAGTTTTCAATACCATCTGAAATCATCTCTTCTCTAAACGTATAATTTACAAAATTGGGTTTATATGACAAGTGAGTAGCAATCTTCATAATACAGTCACCAATATAGAATGGCACCACTGGTCGTGATTTGCCTTCTTTTTCTGCTTTAATAACTGATTCTCTGAAAGCGATCATTTCAGTCAAAAACTTCTTGTTGTCAACATAATTATGCTTTTGTCTTTTAGGTTTGTTCATAATAAATCCTTAATGAAAGACGGTGTTCGCAGATAGTCCAGCGACAGCCGCATACAATTTTTTCTTTTGATTGTTACTCATATCTTTTATATCATTTTCAAGTGTATCTTCATCTTTATCGTGATCAATTCTATCTGGCGTCCTTATGCCTCTCGCATGTTTAAGAGCCTTCAAATAAAATTTCTCCAAATCTTCTGTCATGTCACTTATCATTATAACATGATCCTGCCAAATGTCAACCCTTAATTCATCTTGAGGCAAAGGAATCCAGTAAGTTGTCATCATAGATGGAACACCAGCATGATTGACAATCTCTAATTTTAGAGGATCTTCAATTATAAAACCTGTTTCAGTTTTTTCAATTATCGAACAGACTAGAGTTTCTCCGTTGATTAGTTTTATCAGACTTAACATCGTTGATCCTAATATTGTAAATTTTGTAGTTGAACTCTTCTTCGTTGTACATCTTCACACGAATAGCAAAATGCTTTAGCGTGTAGTTGTGCCACTTCTTCCAAGATAGATCATCTGCTATATCGTATAGGGTAGCAGATTCTTTATTGTCGCCCTTGCGTAGTCCTCTACCAATCGACTGTAGATTTCTTATACGAGACTTACTAGGGCTAGCAAAGATAATATTATGTAAGTTTCGTATGTTAATGCCAGTTGAGAAAGTGCCGTAACTGGCGATGATGATAGCACCATTTTCACCTTCTGTAATCCGTCTAACTTCTTCTCTTTCATCTGCATCAACCTTTCCATGTACAAAAAATACTTTGCGATTTTCGTCTACGCTACTATTTATGAGATCATATAGGACTTGACCGTGCTTCTCTACCATTTGATAAAGTACCAGTGTATTACCTTTTTGACTCAATGTCAAGTTTTTTATGAATTTATTTCGTGCTTCATTTGAAATGAGAAAATCAATCTCATCTTTATAATCTGCTTTTGTCATCATCTTGCGTGTGACATCTGGATATTTTAGAACAAGGCCCTTAATTTTTAAATCGGCAACAGTATCAGAATCCATTAATTCTTTAGTGGAGATAACCTTCATCACACTACCAAATAATCCCTCTAAAACCAGTTGGTGCGTCTGTGTCCCGTCTAATGTACCCGTAAAACCATAGCGATACTTACAGTTTTCTAGTTTGGTCATAATGCTAGTTAGTGATTGTGATTTGAACAGATGCGCTTCATCACCTATTACAACATCAAACTGATCAAACCATTTACGAGGCATCTTATAGATTGACTGCCAGGTTGAAATAAAAATGTCTGCATCTGCATTTTTGTCTTGACCTGCCATGATTAAGTGTGTAGAATAACTATGTTGATTCTCAGAATAATCTTTAAAATCACCATTCATCTGAGATACTAATGAAGTAGTGGGTACAATTATCAGCTTACGCCCGGGTAGAAAGTCGCAAAGCATATAGATGATGAGGGATTTACCACTCGCCGTAGGCGAGAGAATCATCGCACGGCTGTGGCGTATGGCGTGTACAAAAGCACCGATCTGATAATCACGAGGTTGTATCGGATAAGAAGAGAAAAACTCCGAGGCTTCTTTTGTAGATATATCATTCAATGCATATGCATCATCCACATCCTCAAGAATGTAATCACGCTCTTGGCAGAATTGTTGCAGATGATGAAACAGACCAGCGTATATCTGTCTGGTGTTCACATTGAACAATCGTATCTTACCATCCCAATACTTGTTTCGATAAGCGGGCATAAATTTAGCACCAGGGACTTCAAAAGTGAAATAATCACTTATTTCTTGTGCAGTGCCTGAATCTGATCCCAACTTAATGAATGCTTCGTTGAGTTTGTGTACATAGATTGTTTCACGGGTTTCTTCTGCACCGGTGCTGGGGGTGTAGGGGTCTTTTGTTTGGGCCATAAATATCCATAATCTTGTTTGAAGCGAAATATGCGCTTCTTAATTGATCTCACTCTTTCTTCAAGATAATCATCCGGTGATAAATCTGTTCCATTCGATTGCATTTTTGATCTGAAAGCCTCTATTGTTTATGCTCTTGATTATCGATTCAAGATAGTCAACCTTCTCTTGCTGTAATGTAACCTTCAGACTAATATCCGTCAGCATGTCATCACTATCAATGTAAAGATCAACCTCATTCTTTAGAAGTTTCTTATAAAATTGATCCCGACCTAGTTCTTCTAGTTCGCTTTGATCTAGTTCACCCAAATAATATTCTAGTAATACTCTTCGCTTCTTTTTCAGTTCAGCTTTTTGCTGAAAGAGCCGAACTCGTTCTGCGAGAAATATCTTCAAGTATTTATTGTGTAATGTGGGTATCTTTGTGGACTCATTGCCCAATTCTGTTTCATCAAGTTTGCAGTCTTTGTCCCACTGCTCCATAATATCTTCAACTTTCATTAAACGACTTCCATATTTTGTGTAATACATAAAACCATACAGAATTGATTGCTGGTTCAACTATTGCAACTGCACCTGCTTCCCATAAACTTGCTCCTGTCATTATACTTACGACAGTCATAGCAATTATAATATGACCAACAAAGAAAATAATTGCAAGCCCAAGTGTACTTGTTCCTATTGAATTTCTAAATGCATTCAGAATTCCAACAGAAAATTCATTTTTTATCATTTTTCATTCTCAATTCAAATATTTTAATTAGATAATTACAGTATTGGGGATAGTTGATATACTTATTTATCTGTTCTACCAGATACTTCTTTGTCATAACATACCTATGATATAGTTGATAATTCGTATTTTCTATAGGCAAATGATACTTGCCCTTGCAGATATTCGATGTCCGTACCCGTTGTATTAAATTCTAATGCGGCCAAATTAATTGGATAAGCATCAATGAATTTAACTTCAATATTAGGTTTGTACTGGGCTGTAGTAATAATTAGGCTTGCATCTGAATATTGCCTGTCTGTGCTTACAGCATTTGCCTTTAGTGTATTCTGTACGCTCTGTCTCTGTTGAAAATTATCTGGGTATCCCAGAGATACTAACCAATCGTAGATTTCACGAAAATTCTTTAGGTCTTCATCAATTTGAAAATTTAGATCAAGTTGTCCAAATGTGAGTTTGTCACCAGGAATAGGCAAGCGAATAAATGTATTATCTTGTTCTAGCTGACCCATACTAATATCTGGAATATTAGCAGATGTACAAAAATAGTTCACATGTGGAATTTTTTGAATCTGAAATCTAAAACCAGTTGGCGATAGAAAACTTAAATTGTTTGGTTGTGTACCTTGTAGAGCCATAGCAATATCTCCTTGCGTATATTTATACGCACAAAAAAAGGGAGGGCAAAAGCCCTCCCAAGTTCAGGTTGGTTGACCCAACTCTTATATTACATAAGGTTGGTAACCTTTGCGATACGGTAGTAGATGTTACCATCGCCAGAACCAAGACGGGCAGCAATGCCGTTACCATCGTTAGTAGCGAATGGATTAGCAACAATACCATAGCGGGTCTTAAAGCCGATCTTCGGCTGGAAGGTGTTCTCACCAACTGCACGAACCATCTGTAGTGGAACGTATGGGCAGTAGAACAAACCAGCGTCAAATGAACTTGAGCCTTTGTAACCAATTGTGTAGTAGTTATTAGTTGCATCGGCAAAGTATGGGTCGATGTACACACGAATGCGGCCGTTAAGTACGCCAGCAAATGTGTTACCTGCATCATCAACCTGCAGGTTGTTTGAAAGTGCAGGTGTGTAATCTAGAACGCCAGCCATCTGAAGTGCAGAAGCAACATCAGAAGAACAGATCATTACGTTACCCTTACCACGGCGA